GCCCAGAGAAAAATACAGCCGCATTACTCTCTATCGAGAGCACTGCTTAGCGTCTTAGACAAGCTAGATAATAGCGAGAGACTAGGCTACGATGAGTGTTATGCGTTGCTAAATGGTGAGTTACCGAACTTACCAGTAGCTTTTCAAACACTAGTGAAGGCTGAGTGTAAAGAGCTAGGACTACAACTGCCTACGCAAGAATGGCAGTTTAGTACCGACAGAGATGTTAGGCAACAAGCTCAGCTACAGGCTAAGAAGCTAGTAGCCGACAAAGCTAAGGCTATCGATTGGACAGCCTTGGTTAGCTAATATCCAGACCTGAGCATGTCTATAAACTGCTCAACTAGTTTTTTTAACTAGGCCGCTAGCATAGTAATGTAGGCAACTTGAAATTTTATCATCTAATAAGGAAATAAAGATGAGTGATGCAATCAAACTAAAACTAATTGAGAACTTAATTACCCAAGAAGCTTTAGATGTTATACAAGCTACTATAGAAAATTGGGTAGCTGCTACTGAAGAAGAGTGCTCTAATATAGAAGTTGATAGTCCTAATGAAGTAGAAAAGATTCTTATGTGTAAGATACTTCTAGTAGAGTGGACTCGTATTCTAAAGGGAGTAGTTGCAGGTCAAACAGGAGTAGTAAAAGCTGAGTTAGATTTAAGATCAAAGCTTTTAAATACTTTTGAAAAAGAGGTAGTTCAAGAAACAGTACACTAGTTAGAAGACCTAAGCATGTCTATAAAGTGCTTATTAATAACTAAACACTAGCTTAGTGTTGTTGGAATATTGGAGGAGACTATGCAAACTTATAGTTTGTACAAAACTGTTACGGTTAACTGTGACGAATGTGGTGTTGAAAAACCTAAAAGTTCTACATTTAGAAAAAAGAATCAGCTTATTTGTTGTAATTGTATGATGAAAGACTTGAAGTTCAAGCAAAAAACTGTTAAAATTTTTTCTTAGTTTTAAGGTTTAAAGGATCTTATGTACGTTAAACTGCTATTGATTGCTATGTACATAAGCTTCTTTATTATTATTATCAATGACTTATAGGAGTTTATTAATGCGTAAAGCCAACAAGTATTTAAGCTATGAAGATAAAATAAATTATCTTAGAGCAAGAGTAAAATCAGGTAAAGTTCATAACGATGAAGGTTGGAGAGCAGTATCTGAGTTGTTGGGCTTAGGAGGTCATTGCGTTTTAAAGAACAGAATTATTAAAAAGCAATACAAAAAAGAATGGGATCTTGCAGCAGATGCATTGATAAATAGTTTGCATAATGCAGATCAATTAGATAAGTTCTCTCATGTACTCAAATAGAGTACGTTCTTCGGGTTCCCAACTTGGGGAAACCCTCATAACTAACTACATTATTAAAGGAAAATATAATGTTAGCATTTCAGAACGAGTATACACAACGTAAGCAAACCATTTTAGATCTTGGAGGTTGGTCAGAAGACTATACATTTAAGACAGCAAAGGTTCCTCTTATGACTAATCCCGGTTTTCCAGAATCAGGAAAAGAAATTGAAAGTAAAAAAGCATTAGTTAATGTAAATACTGGAGACTTCTTGGCTATTGTAGGTAACAAATATACAAACAATTACAGCCACATGGAGCAGTTTACGACTGTAGAAAATCGTATTGCTAAGTCTTCTTTAGATCTTTCAGAGATGTCAAGAGAAGTATCAGTATCTCATAATGGAGCTAGAGCATATGCTCGTTATCGTTTCCCAGCACATGAAGTTAACATTGGTGGTACAGGTAAAGTAAATCTAGAGATTCTTTGCCGTAACAGCTTTGATGGTACTTGGCCTACTATCTTTGAAGGTGGTGCTTGGAGAATGGTTTGTACTAATTTGTGTGTGTTCGGTGATACCTTTGCAGTATCTAAGCAAAGACATACAAAGAATATCAACTATGAGAAAGGAGCACAGGACGTTATGAACTGCTTGACAGCATTCATGTCAGAAGCTGATAAGTGGAATGAGTGGCGTAACATGCCAGTTACAGATGCTCAAGCATTTCAGATCCTAGCTAAGATCTCAGGTAACATACATGCAATACAAAATATTGACAATGTTATGGCTCACCGTGTAGATTTGTATGGTGTTCTTCAAGAAGCTATACAGACTAAGAAGGGTAATACAAGGACTAACAGCCCTTTGAATACTCTTTGGACTTTATGGAAGCAAGACTACAAACCTATCCTTGGAGATAACTTGTGGTCTTTGTACAATGTACTTACAGATTGGAGTACAAAACATCAGTCACCTAGAAAAGAATCAGGTGCAACAGTCACATCCCTACAGACACAAGCTTTTGAGAAAGTTAGAAAAGTTATTACAACAGATAACATTTTCAAGATCGCAGCTTAAAGTCTCCTCCGTTATCCTAAGCATGATATAAAACTGCTTTCTATTAATTTTCATACAAAGGAATAAATATGAAAACAAAAAGAATCTATGTAACATTTTGTTTAGAATTACCTAAAGACCAATCGGTATTAGATACTATTGCATCTATTGATTACAAGTTTTGGAATACTGATATTATTAGCCACGAAATAACTGACGTTAAAGATAGTCAGGGAGTTCGTATATGCAGAGTAGAGGAGAACGTAGTTTATGAATTATAAACAGCTAAAAATGTGGCTTGACACTCTTGATGCTGATGAGTTATTAAGAGATGTAACAATTGAATTTAATAAAGAATACTATCCAGTTGTTAAGTATCCCTCGTTTGTTGACAGTGAAGAATCTGATTTGTTTGATAAAGGTCAATTAATTTTAAGAATTGATACTGTAAAGGATAAAGATGAAAACTAGAATACATATTAATCAACACAATATTAAAGCTAATACTAAGGGCGCTGAGTTACCTGTTATCACAGTTAAAGATTATAAAAGAAACAGAAAGACAAACGCTGCTGAGATATTAGATTCTAATGGAAGAATGATTGCACGAGTTATCTACAGTCCTGAAAAACCTTTGAGTTGTGGGGCTAAGGTATGGATTGAAACAGAACACGGAGTTAATATTTTATGAGTACAATATGTGGCGATCAAGCTGATGAAGAAAAGCTTATAGATGCTATACATAATTATATTACTGAACGAGAAGAACATTTAACTTTGTATCCAGATCACTTTGATTTCTATTATGAAAAGCTTATTGCTGATCGTGATGCTGCTGAAAAGTTTATTAAGGAACATGGATGATGGATAAGATAGATATGTTTGTTGATCACTTTGTGATTTATTCTGAAAGTCGAGAGGCTTTGATTCTAAATTCTGGTACTGCTTCAGCGTTTGAAGAAAGTTTGCGAGAGTTAGTCTCTTCTGAAATTAGAGATACACTATTGGAGCGTGTGAAGGTATTAGATTATGACATGAAACTAGCTGAACGTAATCGCCATGTAAGTCCTCAATATGACAGACTTAGAGATGCTAGAACTACTTTGATGCGCTTGCACAATGATCTTCTGTGGAATAAGGAAACTGTATGAATGATATATTTTACAAAGCTATAAAAGCTCAGAGCAAACTAGATAAAGTTATGCCTCATAGAAACTGGCCTGTTGAAGCTGTTGAAGAACCACCTGAACATATAGTTAATACAATTAAATTGTCTAGGCAAGGATTGAGTCAGCGTAAAATAGCTAAAGAACTAAACATAACTGTACATTCTGTTAAGTCTACATTAAGGAGATCATACATAAATGGATAATAAAATAGGACTATTTGAAATGCTTGGTAATTCTATTATGCCAGACAGAGGAGATGCTGAAAGATCAGATCCTAAATCTCCTTGGAACCAGCCTGATTGGGATGACTGTCAAGAAGAAAAAGAATTTTTGATAGACATTTCTATGACAGTAAAAGCAGTTGATGAAGAACATGCAGAAGAAGTTGCTCGAAAAGCCTTGAGTTTTTATGGTAACCCCTCTATTGTGTGGCAAATTGAAAAGATAGAGGAGGACTAAAACACATAAAAACTAGCATAGTGTTGTCGGCTTCTTAAAAAAAGTGTTGACATATCTATACAGACTCTATAAACTACACAGGTTTTTAACACATAAGGAAATAAAAACATGGCGGTAATTGAAGGTAAAGCTTATTGGGCTTCAGTAACGACACCCAATACAAAGTTTGAACCAGTATATACTGTAAGTCTTTTAGTAGATGAAGACGTTGCTAAATCTTTTGCATCAAAAGGTTATGCTATTAAACAGCTACAAGAAGGCCCTGCAATTGTAATCAAGCGTAAGGTTGCTACAAAAGCAGGAAAGAAAAACGCACCTCCTAAATTGATTGATGCTAACAAACAGCCTCTTGATATTTTAGTTGGTAATGGATCAGATGTGAAAGTACAATATCGTGAGTGGGAAACTACAAACAGTTATGGTAATTTCAAAGGCTTAGATTTTCAAGCTATGCAAGTAATTAATCTTGTACCCTATGGTGGCTCAGCAGATGCTGATGGTGCAGAGTTGGGTTACGTAGAAGAAGAATCAGAGTTTTAAAATGAATGTATTTACTAATGATGGTGTAGAGTACGATGTATCTTTACTACCAAAAGAAGCGCAACAAGCTTTTGCTTTATTAGCAGATGTAGTACAAAGAAAACAAAAGCTAGAAAAAGAACTTAATGTTCTTACTGCTGCGGGTAAAACATTTAATGATCTAGTAATGAATCAGCTTACTAAAGATGCAATTATTGAAATCAATACCAATGAGCCAGAGCTACCTGACTCAGAAGGTTTGGGTGAAGGCCCTGATTTAGATTGGCGCATTGATTAGTAAACTATCCTTCCTTTCGGGACTTCCTCACTTCGGGCGAAGTCCCTCTTTTCATTTAAATTATAATCGGAGAAACCAATGGGTTTTGTTAAGTTCCATGTTGCATGTAAGTCATGTGGCAGTAGTGATGCTGTCAGTGTTAATGACAATGGCTCAGCAAAATGTTTTAGTTGTGGTGAGTTCTTTCCAAACTATGAAGAACCAGTTACAAACTTAACTGAAGTTTACAAAAGAGAAAATATAAAAATGCAAGAAACACCAATATCTCAAGACGTATATGTAGGTACGTTTGGTGCTTTACGAGACAGAAGTATCTCAGAAGATACAGCAAAGAAGTTTAATGTCAGAGTTACGTACGATTCCGCTGGAGAAATAGACAAGCATTACTATCCTTATTATTCAGGCAATGAAGTTGTTGCATATAAGATTCGTAAAGTAGCTACAAAAAGTTTTAGTAGTCAAGGAGAGATGCAGAAAGGTGAGTTGTTTGGTCAGCAAATATGTAATGCTGGTGCTAAGTATATTACCATTACTGAAGGCGAATGCGATGCTATGGCAGCGTATGAATTGACAGGTAGTAGATGGCCTGTAGTATCTGTAAAGAGTGGTGCTCAAGCAGCAGCATCAGATGTTAAAAAGAACTTTGAGTTTCTTAACTCTTTTGAAAACATTATTATATGTTTTGATTCTGATAAACCCGGACGTGAAGCAGCTTCTAAAGTAGCTTCTTTGTTCCCACCTAATAAAGCAAAGATTATGACTTTGCCTGTAGATTACAAAGATCCTAATGACATGCTTAGAAAGCATAAGCACAGTGAGTTTGTAGAATGTTTTTGGCAAGCTAAGTCTGTTACTCCTGCTGGTATCATACGTGTATCTGAAAGAGCAGAAGATTGGAAGAACAGAGCTTTAGCTGCAAGCATTGATTATCCTTGGTCGGGACTTAATGCAAAGCTTTTAGGTATGCGACGAGGTGAGCTAGTAACTGTCGCAGCAGGGACAGGCGTAGGTAAGTCAAGCATCATGCGTGAGTTGGAGCATTGGATACTTAACAACACAGAAGACAACGTAGGCATCATTGCGTTAGAAGAAGATTGGAGACGTACAGTAGATGGTATTATTGCTGTAGAGTACAGTGAGAAAATGCATCTTAAAGAAGTAAGAGATTGTTACACAGAGGAACAGTTAGATGAGATGTATAAAACTGTAACTTCTAATGATAGGCTTTTTGTACATGCTCATTTTGGCATCAACAATGTTGAAGACATTATGACTAAGCTTAGATATTTAATTGTGGGCTGTGATTGTAAATGGATTATTCTTGATCACTTACATATGTTAGTTTCTTCAATCTCTGAAGGAGATGAGCGTAGACTTATTGACAATGTAATGACACAGATTAGAAGTCTTATTGAAGAAACAGGTGTAGGCTTCTTGCTTGTATCACACTTGCGTAAGATAGATGGTAACTATGGTCACGAGAATGGTGCAGAAGTAGCAGCTAGTCATCTTAGAGGCAGTGGTAGCATTGCTCAAATAACTGATTGTTTGATTGCTCTTGAAAGAAATCAACAAGCAGAAGACGAAATTGAGGCTAACACCACAAAGGTTCGTGTGCTTAAATCTAGATACACAGGTGAAGTAGGAGTAGCTACTTATTTATTATATGATCATGTAACAGGGAGGCTTTCTGAAACTCAACCAGAAGAAGAGTTAGAATTACTAAGCACAGAAGAAAAAGATTTTATACCATTTTAAAGGAAGTAAAATGAATCTAGTATTTGATATTGAAACAGACGGGCTGGATGCATCAGTAATATGGTGCATCGTAGCCAAAGATATAGATACAAATAAAGTATACTCTTATCCTCCAGAAAAAATAGATGAAGGCTTAGAGTTGTTGGAAAAATCTAAAATATTGATTGGTCATAATATTGTAGGATTTGATATACCTGTACTGCAAAAGTTAACAGACATATCTTTCAAAGATAAAAAGATAATTGATACATTAGTTCTTTCCCGTTTAGCTAATCCTGAAAGAGATGGTCATGGTTTAAAGCCTTGGGGATTTAGATTAGATTATCATAAAGGATTAATGGAAGAAGAAGACTTCAATGAATATACTCCAGAAATGTTAGAGTATTGCATCAATGACGTTGAGTTAAATACTTTAGTATTTCAAGAGTTGATAAAAGAACTCAAAGGTTTTGGAGAAGAGTGTATAAAGATTGAGCATGAAGTTGCTGACATTTTAAAGAAGCAAGAGAATCACGGCTTCTATTTAGATGTTGTTAAAGCAGAAAAATTACTTGCTCTTTTTAGAGAAGAGAACGCAAAGATTGTTGAAGAAGTTCATAAAGTATTTGTGCCTCGTAAAGTAAAAGTCAAAACAGTTGTGCCTAAGTTTAAGAAAGATGGTATTCTTTCTAAACAAGGACTTACTGAAGAAGAGTATGATAGACTTTCAAAGCTTCCTAGAAGCCAAGTGCTTGCTTTTGATAGATATAAAATTGAAGACTTTAATTTAAATTCAAGACAGCAGATTGGAATGTATCTTCAAGATTTTGGATGGGAGCCTAAAAAGTTTACACCCACAGGACAGCCTGTTGTTGATGAAGGAACTTTAAAATTAATTAAACACATACCTGAAGCAGCACTAATTAATAGATTTTTACTGTTAAACAAACGTATAGGTTTGGTAGAATCGTGGTTTAAGTTCTTGAAAAATGACAGAGTTCATGGGTACACTGTACATAATGGTGCTGTTACTGGAAGGATGACACATTTTAAACCTAACATGGCGCAAATACCTGCGGTTTATAGTCCGTATGGTAAAGAGTGTAGAGAATGCTGGACTGTTCCAAAAGGATATAAACTTGTAGGCATTGATGCTAGTGGTTTAGAGTTGAGAATGCTTGCTCATTACATGAATGATAAAGGTTATACACATGAAATACTCAATGGAGACATACACACAGCTAATCAAGAGCTTGCAGGACTTGAATCAAGAGATCAGGCAAAGACATTCATCTATGCCTTCTTATACGGAGCTGGAGATGAAAAGCTTGGAAGCGTGGTACAAGGAAACAGAAGAGATGGTAAAAGACTTAGAGGGAGTTTCCTCAATAATTTACCATCACTTGCAAATCTTAAAGATAGAGTTGAACGAGCGTCTCAAAGAGGATTCCTTAAAGGATTAGATGATCGTAAGGTAACAATTAGATCAGCACATTCAGCTTTAAATACTTTATTGCAAAGTGCAGGAGCTATTGTTATGAAAAAAGCTTTAGTACTTTTTAAAGAAAGTATTAAAGATATGGATGCTCATTTTGTAGCTAATGTACATGATGAGTGGCAAGTAGAAGTTAGAGAAGATATAGCAGAAGAAATAGGACAAAGAGGAGTACAAGCTATTGTCGATGCAGGAATGTATTTTAACCTAAGATGTCCTCTAGATGGGGAGTATAAGATAGGAGATAACTGGAGTGAAACACACTAAACAAGACCCAAGTAGAGTAGGTGATTTAGCAGAACATTATGCAATAACATGGCTATGGGATAACGGCTACCAAGTTTTTAAAAACTGTGGCTGTACTGGGCCTATAGATTTAATTGCTATGGATGAAGAAGGCAACATAAAAAAATTAGATGTCAAGTCCTATAAAGATAGTAGGCTCTCTTCAAGAACAGCTAGACAAAAGGAACTTGAAGTTCAGTATCTCCATTACAATTCTTTAACTAGAAAATTAAGGTTTATAAAACATAGAAAATGAAAGAACTCAGTACAGTTGTTGAAGATATTTATTCAACATTAAAACCATTGTCTCAAAATAAAGCAGTACCTATTGATCCTCAAATGCTGGAAGATTTAGGAGAATCTTTAAAGAGTTGTATTCTTCATTGGGCTACACCACATAGAGACTCTACTAAATATATTAGGATGTCTAATGTAGGAAGACCCTTACGTCAGCTTTATTTTGATATGAAAGAAGAGTCAGATAAAAGTTTTAGCGATTCAAGTTTTTTACCAATTAGATTTTTATATGGTCACTTGCTTGAAGAGATACTTTTATTTCTTGTTAAACTGTCAGGTCATGAGGTTAGCGATGAGCAGAAAGAAGTTTCTGTTGACAGTATTAAAGGACACATTGACTGTAAAATTGACGGAGAAGTAGTTGATGTAAAGACAGCATCTAACTTTGCTTTTAAAAAGTTTAAAGAAGGAACTCTTAGGGAAGATGATCCTTTCGGATATCTTGCCCAGCTTAGTGGCTATGAAAAAGCAGAGAAGTCTAGTAACGGAGGCTTCTTAGCTATCAATAAAGAGACAGGTGAAATTACCTTGTATCAACCAGATGAGCTAGACAAACCGAATATTAGATATTTAATTAGCAAAGTTAAAAAAGCTATGGATCTGGATACCGCACCTGAAGAAATATGCTATCCTCCAATACCAGAAGGTAAGTCAGGAAACATGAAGTTACCTAAGCAATGTTCTTTTTGTGCCCACAAACAAAAGTGTTATCCAGATTTAAGAACCTTTAAATATTCTAAAGGTTTAACATACCTTGTTAAAGTAGTAAATGAACCTAAAGTAGAAGAGATTTTATAATGTTAAGTAATCCAGTTAGTAAAAAACAAAAAATGAATGTGCTTGTTGTAGGGTTAGCTTATCAATGGGTAAAATCTTTAATGCCTGAAGGCACAGAAATTTCTGTATTAGAAGCTCTTCAACAAATACCAGATGAGCCTTACTTTTTTTCTAGAGGACAAATAAGAACTAACTCATATACATTTAAATGGTTTAGAAAAAGAATTAAAAAAGTGTTACGAAAAACAAAAAAACCTGTTATGTCCGTTACATTGTATGAGGTTATGAATGCGTAAGCCTAGGGTAAAAAGACCTGTAGAAAAAGATAAACCTAAAGGATATGATTCTAAATGGGAATATAAATTACATAAAAATTTAATTCCCAGTTGGGACTTGCATTCTCAAAAATTATCGTATATAATAAAGCACACTTATAATCCTGATTTTATTAAAACTATAAACGGTAAGACTATTCTTCTTGAAGCTAAAGGAAGATTTTGGGACTATCAAGAATACAATAAGTACATTTGGATTAGAGAATCTTTGCCAGAAGATTATGAATTAGTGTTTTTATTTGCATCGCCTTATGCTCCAATGCCAGCAGCAAGGCGTAGAAAAGATGGTACTAAGTTTACTCATTCAGAGTGGGCAGAAAAAAATAAGTTTAAATGGTTTTCAGAAAAAACATTTCCAAAGGAGTGGAAGTAATGAGCATTGATGATATAACACCAGAGGAGTGGAACAAGATGGGTTTTAAAACTGTTAAAGATGAAAGATCTAAAGTACCTACAGCAACACCTGTAGCTGATACTTGGAATCATGTTTATGATGATGAACCTAACGATCATCCTCTATATGGAGATTATAAGTTTGATCCTGTACACAAGCCAGAGCATTATAACAATGGTGGTATGGAATGTATTGATGCTATCCAAGGTATGCTCACTCACGATGAGTACATAGGTTATCTAAGAGGTAACGCCCTTAAATATCAGTGGCGTTTTAGATATAAAAAGAAACCTATTGAAGATCTTCGTAAAGCTCGTTGGTATGAAGAGCGTTTGATTACTTACATGCTGGAGTATCCAAGTGAGCAGTTGGGATAGAAAAGCAGAACGTACTGAAAGGTTTCAAAAAAGAAACAAAGCTAAAGATAAAAAGCAAAATAAAGCCCGTACTCGTAGCTACAGGCAAGAGCAATTAAAAGAAAGGGATGATTTGAATGACATCAAAGATTGGGAAACAGGATTATTTAGGAATTGAAATTGATTACGATAAAGAAAAAAAGCTTAATACTTTTTCTTTAGAAACTTTAAAAGATAGATATTTTTGGGAAGATGAAACACATGCACAAGAAGCTTACGCAAGAGCTAGTATTTACGGGTCAACTTATCAAGGGCGCATTGATTGGGCTATGGCTCAAAGGCTTTACAATTATAGCAGCAGTAATTGGTTTATGTTCAGCACTCCTATTCTTAGTAACGGGGGAACGACTAGGGGCTTACCTATCAGTTGCTTCCTCAATCACGTACCTGATTCAAGAGATGGTCTTTCTTCTCACTATGATGAGAATATCTGGCTATCAAGCACCGGCGGAGGCATCGGAGGATATTGGGGAGAAGTGCGTTCTAACGGCATCTCTACTAGGAACGGTAGTCGTTCTACTGGTACTATACCATTCATCCATGTCGTAGATAGTCAGATGCTTGCCTTCAATCAAGGCGTAACAAGAAGAGGATCTTATGCAGCATATATGGATATTAGCCATCCAGAAGTGGAAGAGTTTATCGCTATGCGTAAAACTACTGGGGGTGATCTTAATCGGAAATGTCTTAACTTACATAATGGTATTAACATTACAGACGAGTTCTTGGCCTCCGTTATGTCTGATGATAGCTGGCGTTTAATAGATCCTAAAACAAAAGAAGCAGTCAAAACTGTATCCGCTAGAGACTTGTGGTGGCAGTTAGTACACACTAGGGCAGAGACAGGTGAACCCTACATTGTTAATTTAGACCGCTGTAACGAGGCTCTGCCACAGCTACAGAAGGACATAGGGCTGGAGGTACGCCAGAGTAACCTATGTTCTGAAATTACCTTACCGACTAGTGAGGAGCGTACAGCAGTGTGCTGTTTATCTAGTGTTAACCTAGAGTATTTTGATGAGTGGAAAGACGATGAACAATTCATTGATGATCTTATTACAATGTTAGATAATACTTTAGAACACTTCATTGATAATGCTATACAAACAGTAGGTATATTAGAACAGTGCGATACCTTACAGGAGTTTAAGTATCATGTTGACTTGGATAAAAAAGGTTTTGCAAAAGCCGCTTATAGCGCATATAGAGAACGTGCGGTTGGTCTTGGAGCGATGGGTTTTCATAGTTACCTTCAACGTAATGGAATCCCTTTTGAGGGAATGTACGCCTCCAGCTTCAACAATAGAGCGTTTAAAACAATCAAAGACAGAGCTGAAGTGGCTTCCAGAAGTTTGGCTAGAGAGCGTGGGGAGGCTCCTGACATGGTTGGTAGTGGCTTGCGTAATTCCCATCTCCTTGCTATTGCCCCTAATGCTAGTAGCAGTATTATATGTGGTGGAACAAGCCCTTCTATTGAGCCTACAAGGGCTAACGTATTTACGCACAAAACTTTAACAGGATCATATAAAGTAAAAAATAAATACTTGGAGCAACTACTTGAAGAGAAAGGTACCAACACCGAAGAAACGTGGAAAAATATTGCTGCTGCTGAAGGCTCTGTTAAAGACCTACCGGAACTATCGGAAGAAGAGAAAGCCGTATTTAAAACAGCGCCTGAACTTAACCAGATTTGGGTTATCGAACACGCCTACCAAAGACAAAAGTACGTCTGCCAAGCACAGTCAGTAAATTTGTTTTTTGAACCACCACCAGCTACAGCATCACAGGAGGTACATGATGAGTATTTGGAGTATGTTAATAGCGTTCATTGGACAGGAGCTAACAAACTCAAATCTATGTATTACTTGCGAACTACAGCGGCTAGAAATACAGAGAATGTTAACATCAAGATCCCTAGAATTAACCTCGAAGAAGGAGAATGTTTAAGTTGTGAAGGATGAACACCCAGTATACAGAGCACAGTTCTACATATCTGAGTTAAAAAAATATGCTACATGGCCTGAGTACTTAGAATATTATAAAGAACAAGATGATAAAATTATGTTGTTCAGTAACTATTGTATGCAAATGTGGTCTAGTTATATGAATGATAAGATTAAACAAAAAGAAGCACCTTTAAGTTATAAAGAGTACTTAAATAAATATAAAGAACTATTGGAGAAAGGTTATGTTAGATCCTAAAATTAGTGCAATGAAGCGTCTGTACAACGCTGAGATAGACGTGTACAAGGCAGAGGTTCAGAACTACCTAGACAATCCTGTGGCTGTAGGTGAGCATGGTAACTTGATTGAGACTATGGACAAGCTGGTGCAGAAGATTGCTGAAGCAGAAGATAAACTGATTGTATTGGAGACACACTTTAGTGAGTAATGTAATTAACCTGATGCCTACACAGGCTACTGCTGACGAGGTACTAGAGGACTGTAAGGGTGAGTTTAATCACGTACTGGTACTAGGGTGGACTGAAGATGACGCTCTGACAGCTAAGGCTACAGAGTCTATGGACTTGAAGGAAACCATCTACTTGGTGGAAGTATTCAAGCAAGCAGTAATTATGGCAGGACATGAAGTAGAATGAGCGATGAACTGATACATCTGATTAGCATATGGGCTATGAAACGTGGTATAATTAACAACAGCACACCTTTAGCACAGTTTGCTAAACTTGTGTCTGAGGTAGGAGAGCTAGGGGATAACGTAGCCAAGCAGCGTGATGTGACTGATGACATTGGTGACTGCTTGGTGGTGTTAAACAACCTAGCCATAATGAATGACACTACCCTAGAGGAATGCCTGAAGGTAGCGTACAATGATATTAAGGATCGTAAGGGACACATGAACAGTCATGGTGTCTTTATCAAAGAGGGAGATGCAGCTTGAGTGATACAAGACTAGATGAAATGCGGGAGCAATACTTAAAATTTGACAAAGAAAATCCAGAAGTTTGGGATATGTTTGCCCGGTTTTCAAAAGAAATTATATCAAAAGGATATAAAAATTATAGCGTGAACGCTGTTTTTGAAAGAATAAGATGGGAAAAAGATATAGGTGGTGATGGTATTAACCAGTTCAAACTAAACAACAACTACAGAGCTTTCTACGCAAGAAAGTTTATGGACATGTTCCCAGAACATAAAGGGTTTTTTAGAACTAGAACTCAAACATCAGAAGATAAAAAAGCAACCAAACAAGAACCGCTTAGACCAACATACTTTAACAGCTTTATTTCTAAGCTAAAGGGAGCCGCAGCATGAGCCTATTAGATACTAGAGATTACTACAAACCGTTTGACCATCCTTGGATGTTTGACTACTACTCACAACAGAATCAGATGCACTGGTTCCCGGAGGATGTACCTCTGCACAATGACGTTAAAGATTGGCAGACAATGACTGATGAGGAAAAGAACCTACTGACTCAGATCTTCCGTCTGTTTACACAGTCTGATGTAGACGTAGGTGCTGGGTACGTTGACCGTTACATGCGTATCTTCAAGAAACCTGAAGCACGTATGATGATGTCTAGCTTTGCTAACATGGAGTCCATACACCAACATGCCTACAGCCTGTTACTGGACACCGTAGGAATGCCAGAGGTTGAGTA